TAAGCGTTGCCCCTACTCTCCTGTTTTGCACCAAAACAAATGGTAGGCCAATGTCCTGCATGACCATCATCGAGATACCACATAGCCAAAGCTAAATCATCTACTTGGTCTATAACATCAGACTTAACAACTTTCCACCCCTTACCCCTCTCCTCATAGAACAAGTCTCGATACTCATTCAGCATAGGGTGAGCGTGGGTGCGGAAGATATAACTAGGGAACTCCCTACTCATCGCTACAGCTAAACCCCCAGATGACCACACGCCCCACTTCTCTTGCTTCCACTCAAGATACTCTTTCTGATTGGGTGCGTGTCGTTCCTCATAGTGTGAAGCGTTAGTACGAAAAGCAATACGACCATCACCTAGCATAGAACCAATAAGGATTGATCTTAACTCCCCCTCAATCTTTGGTAGCTCAAGACGATCAAACTTAGATACCGTTTCAATCCCATAGCGTAGTCTCCAACTACGAATACGCTTCATGCTTGAGTTAATACCCTCAGAGATCAACAGCTCGTTAATCTTTTTCTCTGTTAAGTATTGTTTAGTATAGAGGTCTTCAAAACGCTCTTTAGATATAGGGCATGGTATCGCTCTCATCTTACACTCCTTATGTGGTTCTTAGTGTTTAAGAGTGCATCCACTTTAGCACATGAGGGTGAGATAAGGCAAAAAAAGAACCCTAGAAACGAGAAAACCCCATCTCCCAAAGGGAAATGAGGTTTAATCTGAGATCTCTTACACCTACCTAAGTAGGCGAAGTTACAAGCTATTTCTTAAAGATTAGCGAGTAACAGTAAGGCGAGCAAGACCACGAGGGTTATAGGCCCCGATGCCCAAGTTCTCGAAAACGCTGAATCCAATTGTACGAGCTTTAGGATCGTCAGCAGAAAGGACGGTCAACTCGGTACGAACAGGGATACGTCCGAACATCTCAGGCTCACAAGTAACGTACACAGTTCCAACAGGAACAAGACGGCTAGTGATAATCTGAGCACCCCAAAGTGTTGATTGAAGACCTGTCTTGAGGAGAGCCGCTTGACTCTCAATATCAAGAATGTCTCTACCAAACTTACGGAGATCTGCGTAGTCACGAGCATTCATAAAGACTCGTGCAACACGAAGGTCATGACGCTCGATGAGGCTGAACGCATCAGCAAGTACCGCACCATTAAGAGGAGCGATAACAGGGATGTCTGCGTTAGTCTGACCAGGAAGTGAATCGAAGCCTGAAGTAGCTACAGCGTCAAGAATAGCGAAGACTCTTTCGTCCTCCGCCGCTTGAATCTGAGCACGAGCCAAGTCCTGAGCACGTTCGATCAGATCAAAGCGTCTCTCTTTAATCTGAGTGAGTGGGATCTCAGGGTTTGAAGCAATCTCAAACAATGGAAAGATTACACGTCTTGGTTTGGTAATAGCGAGAATGTTCTCACCCTCTTCACCGACTACGAAAGCAGTTACGTCAGGGTCTTTGTCGTAAATCGGCAAAGCTCCGTCAGGAAGTTGCTCAACGAGGAAAGTCTTACGACCTACAGAGGTATAATCCCTGCGAAGGCGAAGGGGCTGTGTCATAGAAGCGGCGAGCTTGCTACGTCCTTGTGGAGTCTTAATGTAATCAGCAATGATTTTTTGCTTTACAGCATTATCTACAGTGTTACTCATAGTGTGTACTCCCTTTCTATCAGATGCGTTGGTCATAAACCAACTCATCAGAGTTGGAATCAGGGACAATTTTAAGAATACCGATAGTAAGTGCGTTCGTTTTAGCGTTAGCACCTGCAATCGTAACGTCTGCGTCAGTCACAGCGGCATTTGACGAAGAAGTCAAGTAGCCATTGATAGAAGCACATAATGAAGCACCCACCGCATAAGTGAGGTCAACAGCGTTAGCACCTTGTGCAAGGTCGCCCTTAGTCTCATAAAGACGGTTTGCGTAAGTACCTTGTGCAGAAACATAAGGTCCTCTGTTAGAGGCTACGCCAGGTTGATTCTCAAAAGCGTTTCCGACAGCATTGTTGATGAATACACCAAGAACGGCAACAGCGTTAGCTACGCCACCATGAGTATTATCACCTGTGTTATCAGCGAAAGCGATAGAACCGCTAAGAACACCTCGTACTACACCATCAAGAAGACCTGATGATTCAGTAGAAGCTAGAGCATTTGTAGGGGGGTTAGTCTGAGTAAAAGCACTCGCAGAAAGTTGACCGACAGTGTTACGAACACCAACGTGCAATATTCTAAGAGCCGAGCTTGACTCAGTAAACCCACCACTAGCTTGTCCAAGTAGAGCCATAGTATTTCTCCTATTTTGCTCATACTCTCTGTTTACGAAGAGAGTAGTGTGTTGTTAAGAAAGGGGTGGAAAGAACCAACCCCCCAAAGATATCAAATATAAAGCAGTAAGATATAAAGGAACTAAAGAACCTTTATTTCTTTCTTAGCCGAAAAACTTACTTACGTCAGGAGCAGACTCCCAAAGTTTAGAAAGCTCATCAGACCCACTAGAAGCCTCACGGCTGATGTTCCCAAGAGTCTTTACAGAAGCTTGGCGAGCTTGAGTCTGAGGACGGAAAGAAGCTGATTTCTTAGTAGAAACTTCCTCAGAAGCCTCGTCCTCAGAAGCCTCGTCTTCAGATGCCTCTTCCTCAGAAGCAACTTCGTCAGCTGCTTGGAAGATACGAGCAAGTTTAGGGTCAATCCCTGCTTCCTCGCTACCCATATGAAGACCCATAACATCGTCATGGTCACTCATATGATGCTCTGCAATGTCTTCAGAAGCCATAACATTCTGATTAGAAACTTCCTCAGAAGCCTCATCCTCAGAAGCCATCGCTTCCTCAGATGCCATAACTTCCTCAGATGCCATAACTTCCTCAGAGCCCATGTTCATTTCTGCTTCCATCTCAGCAAGCATTTCTTGCAACATTGCTTCTTCTTCTGAAGCCATGTTCATTTCTGCTTCCATCTCAGCGACACGAGGGTTCTCAGGAGTGGGCCAACCTTCTACTTTACCACGATTTCCTGAGTAGTAATTCAAGTTGTAGAATTTCTTGGTCTTCTTGTTCCAATCAGAGTCTTTGTTAGCACGATTCTTAGCACGAGTGTCAGGATCTTGATAACCGAAACCAGGTGCTGCTTCGCCATACTGATTGATGACTTTACGAGTGCCTTTATTGTTTCCGCCTGAACCTTTACCACCCGCCATTGACTCATCAGCCATAGCGTCCATCTCAGCTAAGATATTAGCGAACTCTTCATCGCTAAGAATATCTTCAGCCATGAACTCAGCTTTCTTTGAGCGGTCATATTTTCCAACAGACCCTGAATACTCAACACCCCAAAGCTCTTTATTTGCTCGGTTAGCTCCATAGTATTCTTGATTGTGGTGTTTCTTGACCTTCTTATTCCAATCAGAGTCTCTGTTAGCACGATTCTTAGCACGAGTGTCAGGGTCTTGATAACCGAAAGCACCTGCAGCTTCACCATACTGATTATGTCTCTTGTACTTCTTAGCCAAGAGTTCCATAGTCGCCACGATTTCTGCCATGCGGTCAGAATCGCCCATGTGATTCGCTTCTTGCATCATTTCTGCAAGGATAGACATATCTTCAGCCATAGCTTCAGAAGCGAGCTTCTTGGTGGCTCCCTCAGACTCATCAGAGTCAAGAGTCTCTACGCTCTCGTCATCTCCTTCGTTGCCTGTTTCTTTTTGAACAACGTCTTCAGCAAGCTTACGCATTTGTTGCGAAAGACGAGCGTTAGCCGCTTTAAGCATTGCGATTTCTTCAGCGAGATCTGTAGCTGTTTCTTCAGCAGTTACATTAGCCACGCCTTCATCATCACCTTCATGACCTGTAGCGTCTTGTACTTCATCTCCTGCGAGGAAGTCTGAAGCAATACGCTCAAGTTTAGCGTTAATTTGACGAGTAGGAAGATCCATGAAGCGTAAAGCTAGGTCTTCAATGTCATCTTGTGAAGCAGTCTTTCCAAGACGATTCTCAGCAATCTCAATGCACTTAGAAGCTTTACGCTCCATAGCTTTTCTGAGGTTAGCTTCATAAAGCTCAGAAGTTTCTGCGTAATCAGAAATGGTATCTTCATCAGCAGCAGGATGTTCAGGAGTCCAACCTACAGAAGCAGGAGCGGGTCCTGAACGATAAGGTCCTTGACGTACACCTTCACCGAATTCTGAATCAATGCCATATTGATCAGCAGAAGGTTGAGCTTGAGATGCAGGATGATCACTTAGATCGTAAGCCCCATCATCATAACCAGGCAGGCTTGAGTTAGCCCTACGGAAACGATTCCTATTCATAACGGAATTCCTTTCTTAAGAGTGTGGGCTTTACTGCCCATGAAAAAATGAGATGAGCTTGGAAAGTCTTACCAAGCGTAAAGAGTCTTTATGGTTTAGCTTCTTTCCATGATACCTTTCAGCATCAGAAATAAAACTAGCTACCTTATTATACTTATCGGCTGTCTTCATTTTTGAAGCTAGACCATATAAGTAAGATGGGATTTGGACATTAAAGTGGGTGTTAACCAAGCGTATGTTTTTGATTGCTTCATTCTGAGAAGAAGCAATCTTTACAGCTCGGTTAAGAGCCATAAAGTAAAGCTTTTGTTTTTTATTAGCTTTACCTTCTTTAATAATGGTGTCGTCAGAAGTAGTTGGGTCTGAGGTAGCAGGAACAGCAACAGCTTTTTCTACAAGCTCCTGTCTTATTTCCTTTTCCAACTTCTTTCTCATGCGATCAACAAGAGCCTCTGTAATAACACCCTCTAACTGATCAAGGATAGACTCTGAAGAAGTGTCTTCCTTCTTTTCTTCTTCTCCCCCACCCTCATCATCACCGAAATCAAAAGCTAAAACATCAGAAGCTGATTTACTTAGCCATTCTTGAGGTACTTGATTAAGAGCTTCCTCTGAGGAACTAGAAGAGGGGATCTCTAATGTGTTTCTAGCTACAGCACCTTTAAAAGCAGGCACAGCAACCCATGAAGCTTCAATGAAAGTAACACCACCTGTTTCCCCTGTGGTTTCATGCCCACAAAGTTCTGCTACTCGGTGCTTATTTCCTTGCTCATCATAGAATACGTTGCCCTTCTCATACTTAACGTGCTTACACATTTGAGGTTCGTCTGCGGCAACATGACCACATTTAGTGCAGATCGTTTCGTCAACAGAACAACCCATAGACATAGCGTTCATCTGACCTGATAAGATTTGGTTTACGAGTTCTTCATGCTTTCTATCTGTAGCTACAAGAATATCCACATAAATAGAATCGCCAACGTCTCGCATAACAGCATCAATAATACGACCTTTAGAAAGTTCTTCGACTTGGACGTGTTCGACAAAGTTATGTGCTCCAACAAAAGTCTGATAAGACTTTTTAATCACCCCCCTAGACCAACAATCTAGGTTGTTGTTGATATACTTGTCTGTCTCAGAAGTAACCCTATAGTCAGCATATTTTCGATTAATATTCTGACCTTCTTCTTGAACAGATCCTATTTTCTTGTTGGGTACATTTACTGCGTCCACTGAGCATACTATTGTAGAGTGAGTTAAAAGAAAGCGATCAGGGGTAAAGGGTTCTCCCAAAAGCTCCTCGGCTTTCTTTTTCAAACTAGAGTCTAGCTTTTTAGCTCCCGAAGCCACTCTGATTTTTTCCCACTCCAAACCAAGGAGTTGAGGAGTAACTATTTGAGCTTTGGCATACTTTAAAAAAGCCATGTTTAGTTCCCTTTCTTTCTTCTGAGGTAACGGGAAGCAACCTTTTTAGCAGAAGGACCAGCGGAAACGGGAACCACACCCATCGTTAAAGAGTCGCTCTGATGAACAACATTCTCATAGTCTCCTGAAGTATCTAAAACTAAATCCTCAACAGGATAACGGGAGACTCCATGAGGG